AAATAACATTGTAAGGAGTCTAACTATGTCTGAAAATTATTTTATGGGTCTTGATGGCTTTGTTTGGTTTACTGGAGTCGTTGAGGATCGTAATGACCCAGATGCATTGGGTCGTGTTCGTGTACGTTGTCTTGGATTTCATACAGATGATTTAAATGACATACCGACAGTAGATTTGCCATGGGCAACTGTTATGCATCCAGTTACAAGTCCATCTATGCAAGGGTTGGGTCATAGTCCATCTTTTCTTGTTGAGGGTTCTTGGGTTGTAGGTTTTTTTGCAGATGCAGTTGAGAAACAACAACCTATTATTATAGGTAGTCTGCCAGGAATACCAGATACATCACCAGACCCATCAAAAGGTTTCAATGATCCGCGTAGTCCTTATAGTGAGCAACCAAATTATGCTGGGACTCCAACTTATGGCCCGTATCCAGTAGATGGGTTTGAAGTAGAGATGCCGTCTGGCCATGATTTAGGAGAATCAGATACAAACAGACTTGCAAAAGGTGAGGGTTCAGAATCTCATAATTCACTTTTGTCGAGAAGAGCCAATAGACAAACTGGAGTTCAAACTGCAACCCAACCATATCTTCCCACAGTATCAGATGAAGCTGTTCAAGAAGATAGAGGAGATTTTTTCTTTGACGAACCTCACCCAAAAGATATAGATTATAATTCTGAAGATGGAGAAGACTATGGAATATATCGCTCTGGTCTTTATCCATATAATCATGTTTTTGAATCTGAGTCTGGTCATCTTACAGAAATAGATGACACACCTGGCGGCGAAAGAACTTTTCGTTCACATAGTTCTGGAACATATGAAGAAGTAATTGCAGATGGTAGTAAAACAGTCAAAGTAATTGGTGATAACTATGAAATTATTATGGGAAGCTCAAATGTTTATATTGAGGGTGCGGTAAATTTAACAATTGGTGGAAATGTTCGTCATCTTGTAAAAGGAGATTATCATTTAGAGGTTGAGGGAAACTACACGCAAAAGATAGGAAAGAATTTTAGACGAAAAGTTGGATATGGTGAATCTGGTGGAAATGTCGAAGAAGAAATAAATGGTAGTCATGCATTTAATATTACTGAAAGTGTAAAAGGTCGTATTGGTGCAGATGTTGATGTAACTACAGAGGGTAATGAACAAAGAAATAATAATGGTACATTTCACATAAGTGGTAAGAGTGACATATCTGCTATTACTACTGGTGGATCAATACTTCTGAACGCGAGTAATAATTTTTCCATTGGTGCTGCATCTGGTATTATGACTATAAATTCTGGTACAACATTAAATATGAAATCTGCTACTGCAATGACTATTGGCTCAGAAACATCTATTGTCCAATCTGCAGCCACAACCTTGAATATGACCTCAACTGGAATTGGAACAATTACACTTAGCGGAACTGGTAGTCAAGTTACAGCAAAGAATGGTGGTGGTACTAATATTACATTAACTGGACATACACATACTGATCCTGCACATGCTGCTCATGGTTCTGAAACAAGTACACCAAATAATTAGGAGATTATAAGTGGCAAAATTTAATATTCCAAATTTATGTGGAGCTAGTCCAGAACTAAATGCATTGACCTCAAAAGTTGATGATATAAAAAAAGACATACTTGCGAAATTAGATTTACCAGCATCAGACATAGCTTCTTCAGTAAGTGGTAAACTTACTGAATTAAAAGCAGCATTTGACAATCTTTCATTAGATTTACCAGATGTGCCTAATGTAAATTTTCAATCAGAACTTACAGGTCTTATTAATGATATTCCTAAAGATACAATAGCGGGTCTTGCAGCTTTTAGTAATAAGTTAGCAGAACTTGAATTAGATTTTGGGCCGACACTTAAAGAAAAAGGTTTATCATTACCTAATCTTGTTACAGAAGCCACAGATCAGTTAGCAGCTGGTGGAGATGTTTGTGCACTTGCACCAAATATAGAAATATCAGCGGCAAACTCTGGAACTGGTGTAACCACAGAAGAAAAGGAACAAGTTGTTTCTACTGGATTAACAGTTGTGGCTATAGCTGAAGATTATAAAACACTTGTATCTGTAGAGGGTAAGTCTGTTGGTAGTAATTTTTTTAGTGGTATTTCTGGTTACAAAGTTAATGGTAGAACACTTACGTTACCTAAGTCATATGAGCAAGTAAAAATAAAATACATTATCTCACTTATCAAAGAAAAAGCAGTTGAAGTTAAACAGGCCACATTACCGCCAGAAAAAGAAACTGTTTCTATTGTTTCTCCAAACAGTAATGCGGTAAGTAAAAAATCAGAATTTAAATTAAATAATTTAATAAAAAAACTAGATAGTGCAACAGCCTTCAATCTTCCGACAGAAAAAATAAATGCAGATATAACTAAAGCAACTAATGAAATTAAATCAGATAGTTTTAAAGCAAAAATGAAAGCAGATTTAGCTTTTGCAGCTGCAGAAAGAAAGAAACTTTTTGCAGACCCACTCAATTATAAACAAGTGGTAGTTCCAGCTCCATCTGCAGGCGAAAAATCAAGAGTAGTTAAGGTCACAACACCAGAGGTTCAGAATACTGTTAAAACTGAAACTGTAACTAAACCTAATCCAGTTACTAAAAAGGTAGAAACTGTTAGAGTAAAGAAAACTGAAAAATCAACAATTGCAATTAATGGTATTGCTATGAGAAAGGTTATGATAAAAGAAAAATTTGTAACAAGTGAAAGAGCTGATAAAGGTTGGCCATTGGTTTCTGATATGTCAAAACTAACATTAAAACACATACCTTATCAAATAGATAGTGTAACTGCTAGACCATACTTAAAACCTAATTCAGAGGGTATTACTGGAATAAAAAAAGGTGTTGGTTTATACAGCTATAATAATCCACAAATATACGGAGATAGAAGTTCTAATGATGATGAAAAGGTTATAGTAGATGGAACTAAAACTATAACACTTGAACCAGTTAATAAAGTAAAACAACAAACTGTGTTAAAAATTACATATATTATATTAGAAAAATTAGACCCAAATTTTAAAGGATAATCGTTATAAATAAAAGATAGATGGGAGTTTACAAGAATGGTTCAATATTTTGATGCACAATCACAAAACGATAACGGAAGAAGCGTTAGGCGTTATACCGATTTGGATTTATTCTTTGGAAGAAAATCTTCTAATTCTGATGTAAATGAAGTTGTAGATATTCAAGCGGTAAAACGCTCTATCCGTAATCTTGTATTAATGAATACTTATGAAAAACCTTTTCATCCAGAAATTTCATCTGGAATAAGAGGAATGTTATTTGAATTAATGACACCAGTAACAGCTGTTATTTTGTCCAGACAAGTAGAAGATGTAATTACAAACTTTGAACCAAGAGCAAGATTAGTTGGTGTTCGTGCAATACCAGATTTAGATAAGAATTTATATGAGGTGTCTATAGAATTTTATGTAGTTAATACACCTACAGAGTTAGTAGACCTAACTTTATTTTTAGAGAGATTACGATAATGGCAGTAAATGATAAAAGATTAAAAGTTACAGAACTTGACTTTGATGATATAAAAGATAATTTAAAAATATTTCTAAAAAACCAAAATCAATTTAAAGACTATGACTTTGAAGGTTCTGGTATGAATATTCTTTTAGATACTCTTTCATACAATACTCATTATCTTGCATACAACGCTAATATGGTTGCCAATGAAATGTTTTTAGATAGTGCTAGTTTACGATCTAGTGTTGTATCTCAAGCTAAAGCTTTAGGATATGAAGTCAATTCCGCTAGAGCTCCAAGTGCAACAGTTAATATTACATTATCTACAACTGGCTCATCTAAAACAATGCCTGCAGGAACTGCATTTACAACAGCTGTTGACGGAGTAAATTATCAATTCGTGACTATTACTGATGTTACTTCAACTAATATTGGAAATGCAATTAACTTTGACTCTACAAACATTTACGAAGGAACTTATGTTACTTCAAAATATCTTGTAGATAGTTCTGATATTGACCAAAGATTTATTCTTACAGACCCACGCTCTGACACATCCACTCTTACTGTCAAAGTTCAAACTTCTGCAACGGATACTACAACTACAACATATACAAAAGCAACAGATATATCTCAGCTTACAGATTCTAGTACAGTTTATTTTTTACAAGAAATTGATGCTGGAAAATTTGAAGTTTACTTTGGTGATGGGGTTATAAGTACAGCTTTATCAGATGGAAATATAGTTCAGTTGCAATATGTGATTACAAATAAAACTGTTTCAAATGGAGCATCAACTTTTTCATCTCCATCTTCTATAGATGGAGTAACTACAATTACTGTAACAACTGTAGCTGCAGCATCTGGCGGTTCAGAACCAGAAAGTATTGATTCAATAAAATTGAATGCTCCTTTAGATTATGCAGCACAAGGTAGAGCTGTTACTACAAGTGATTACAAAACTTATGTAAGAAAATTGTTTGCAAATACACAAGCAGTTTCAGTCTGGGGCGGAGAAGATGGAAGTTATGACACAAGCACAGGAGTAAGTTCAACTCCAGAATATGGTAAAGTTTTTATTTCAATTAAATCTACTACAGGAAATAATTTAACTAATACACAAAAATCTGATTTAGTAAATAACTTAGCTCCATATAAAGTTTCGTCTGTTACTCCAGTAGTTGTTGATGCAGAAACTACATTTTTAATCTTAACAACAACCATACAATACGATTCAAGTTCAACTACACAGTCTGCTTCCGATTTAGAAACTTTAGTAAATACAACAATATCAAATTACAATATCTCTGACTTACAGACATTTAATGCTCCTTTTAGACACTCAAAGCTTTTAGGATTAATTGATAATACTGATACTGCAATACTAAACAATACTACAACTGTAACTTTGTCTAAACTATTTACTCCAGTAATATCAACATCAACTAATTATAAATTAAATTTTAATAATAAATTTTTAAATCCACACTCTGGCCACAATTCTGCGGGGGGTGGGGTTATTGCATCAACTGGATTTTATTTGAATAATGTAACAACCACTATATACTTTTTTGATGATAATGGTGCTGGTAATCTTAGAGTTTATTCTATTGTATCTGGAGAAAGAGTTTATCTTGACTCTGCAGCAGGAACTGTGGATTATGTAAATGGAATTATTAATATTAACTCAATTATAATTACTGGTGTTGGAGAAGTCAATAATGAAACTTCATCACAAATTCGTGTAACTGTAATTCCAAACTCTTATGATGTCACCCCTGTAAGAAATCAAATACTTGAAATTGATCTAACAAACACAAGTGTGTCTGCAGGAGTTGATGCTACTGCAACAACTGGAGTTGGCTATACTACAACAACAACTACTACTGGAACTACAACAACAAATGTTTCATCAACTTCATCTACACCAACTAGTTCGGCGTATTAATAAATGGCAGACCAATCAAAATTTACTAAAAAGGTATCTCCTCTTATTGAAGGACAAGTGCCTGATTTTGTTCAAGCAGATCACCCAGTATTTGTTGATTTTGTAAAAGACTATTTTCAGTTTTTAGAAGCAGGTCGTTTAACTCTTACACAAACAATCAATTATGTTGTTCAAGAAACTGCAAGTACTTCATATGTCCTTGATGAACAAGATGGAGAAAGAATTGTCACAGAAATTGGTGAGGGAACTTTAGGTCAATTTGTAATTGGTGAAACTGTAACTGGTGGAACATCAAAAGCCACAGCAAAAGTTATCGTAGAAGATTCTAGGAACACATATCTTTATATTACTGGCCAACAGAAATTTGTAAATGGTGAAACCATTACTGGTGGAACTTCTAATTCTACTGCAACTGTTAATGAATATCGCGGAAATCCAATACAAAATATTCAACAGATGCTTGAGTATGCAAACGTAGATAACACACTCTTTGATTTTTTAAATCAAATGCGAGATCAGTTTTTAGTTTCTATACCAGAAAATTTAGCAACTGGAATTGACAAAAGAAAACTAATTAAAAATATAAAAGACTTATACTCATCTAAAGGATCAGCTGAAGGCCATAAACTTTTTATGCGTATGTTGTTAGGTGAGAGTTCAGAAATATTTTATCCTAATCAATATATGATGAGATTATCTAACGCTGAGTGGACAACACAAACATTAATCAGAGTTATTCCAATTGGTGGTTCTACTGGAGATGAAGTTGTTAATCAATTAATTACTGGTGGAACAACTGGTGCAACAGCTATTGTTGAAAGTGCTGTTACCACACAACAACAAAATGAATCTTTTAATGACTCTGTTACATCACTTCAAATATCAAATGTAGTTGGTACGTTTACTGATGATGAAACAATTACTGCAACATCTACGGCAAGAGATGTTACAGTAAGTTTTACAATAAAAGGTATTGTTGCTGATACAACTGTGACAAATGATGGTATTCTTCACTCTGATACAGAGTCGATAGCAATGGAAGCTATAGGTAATGCGTTTGCAACTGTAGTTGTTGATGGTATTGCAGAGGGTTCTGTGAGTGAAGTAATTGTTGATGATGTTGGAATTAGTTATGAAGTTGGTGATACTGTTACTTTTACTGCAAATTCTGCAGACGAATCTACGTCAGATGCAACTGGTTTTGTAAGTATGGTTGGTGGTGGTATTCTTCAAGAGGGAACAACCTCTGACACTATCCTTATTGAAAGTGCGACTAGTACACATTTAGAAGAATTTAAAATAGCTCTAGAGTCAACTGAAAGTGATAATTTTCTTGGAGATGGAACAACCACAACATTTTCTTTTACTAACTTAAATGGCGTGAGTGATGGGCCTCTTTACTTAACTGTTGATGACTTAGTTTTTCCACAATTTGCAAAAGATGCTGCAACTAATTGGAGCGTAACTGCTACACAAATAGTTTTTGCAACAGCTCCAGCTGATAGAGCAAAAATTTATATTCGTGGGCAAGAAGTTGACTTCTTACTATTAAATGCAACAGATGTTGTTGCTACTGTTTCTATTGATGCTGGCCACAATATTCTTACTGATACTGTTGTAGAAAAACCAGATACACACACTACATCTACAGACCAAATTGTTTTAGAGTTTGATACGTTTGAAGATGTTGATTCCGCATCTACTGAAACTGGTGCAATTCAAAAAGTCTTTATAACTGGCAGTGGCGGTGGTTATACTAAACTACCAACTATTAGTGTTTCAAAAACTACATCTGGTTCTGGAACTAAATTAATATCAACAACTACTAATATTGGTGCAGCTAAATCTATGAAGATTACAGATAGTGGATTTAGATATTCTTCTTCTAATCCACCAGATGCTATATTTAGAGCTCACTTTGTTTTAAAAAATGTAACTGGAACTTTTACTGAAGCTGCAACATTAACAACTCATACTGGAGTAGTTAAAGGTTGGGATAGCACAACTCAAGTTCTTGATACTACTTTTGAAAATGTAATTAGACTTCAGCAAGAACAAGCTGGAGCTTTTAATGAGGGTATACAATTAGAACAAGGTAATCTTGAACATATGCCAAGTGGGGTATTGCTTGAAGATGAACAAGATTTTGATGATGGTGTAAATATTATTTTAAATGGAACTGGAACAACAACTCCATCTCCACAAACAATTACTTTTAAAGTTAAATCAGTTTATGATGCTGAACAAGCTGGGAATATATATTATATTCAAGATGAAGCACAACCTATATTAACTTTGTTTGAAGGTAATACATATATCTTTGATTTATCAGATAGTTCACTTTACAATTCAACTGCTTCACTAAATCATAGTCTTAAATTCTCTGAAACTTCTGATGGTACGCATGGAGATGGTGTTGAATATACTACTGGAGTTACAACATCAGCTGCAGCAATACAAAAAGGAACGACTGGTGCATTTATTCAAATAGTTGTTGCAGCTTCATCTCCTGTTCTGTATTATTATTGTGCAAATCATTCTGGAATGGGAAGCAAAGCTAACACAAGTCAATATGCAACTGCAGTTGATAATGATGGTGGTGCTGTAATATTTGATTCAACTGCTCATGGGCCCAATATAGAACACATACTATTAGAGTCTGGAGTTGTTGGTAGAAAAGATACAGATATAATATTGCTTGAAGACAATAGTGGAGCAATATTCTTAGAAGAAACCATCATTGGACAACTTGCAGATGTTGGAGATAATATTTTAATTGACAGATATAGAGAAAATGTAAATGCTGGTTCTCAATTTATACTTCTAGAAGAAGATGGTGGCGGTAAATTATCCACAGAAGATTTTGGTGACTCACTAATATTGAACTCCTCTGCAGCTTCTACTGATGAGGGTAGTAGAATAATTCTAGCAGATGAAACTGGTGATGGTAATATTATATTAAATGGAACAGATAGTTCTTCTACTGACGCAGCATCAGATATTGTCAATGAAAGTCCTATAGATTTTTCAAATCAAGATGTTACTATCACAGATTCTGAAGGTGGTAGTGGAACAATTATAACAGCTGATATAGCTACAGGTACAACTTCAGTTGCAACAACTTCAACCACCTCTGGCGAGTACAATGAAATAAACCATAGACTTGGAGAAGACTTAATTCGTATTCAAGATTCTTATTACTACCAAGACTATTCATATGAAGTACAGATAGGCCAATCTTTTGCAACGTATATAAATGAACTAAAGAAAGCAGTGCACCCAGCTGGTTTCCAGCCATTTGGTAGGGTTACTCTTGCAACACTAGTATCAGCACAAATTGGTACAGCTGCAGCTGGAATTGCAGCATATACTGGAGATGATACATTCTCACCAATTCTTGCATCTACACTACGAACAATATTCGCACAGACATTACAATCTAGA